CATCGTCGACATGCCACGGGCCATGAAGAAGGACAAGCTGGCCGACTTCTACTCGGGTCTCGAGTCCCTTAAGAACGGTGTTTGCTACGACAAACGCTACGCCTTCAAGAAGCGCCGTATGGACCGCCCCCAAGTGATCGTGTTCACCAACACCGAGCCCACCTGGGACTTCATGTCTCGCGACCGCTGGGAGGTATGGTACATGAAAGATAAGGCCCTCTCTCGCACCGCTATCGATGAGGACCTCCTCTCGCAGCAATTTGCACCAGAGACCTTTGAGGCCTGATTATGCCGTATGGCACAAAGCGACGCATTGGAGCACGTACTACGTATCGTAGAAATTATCGGCGTGTTGCTAGCCGCGTTGCTCGGAAGAAAGTTGTACGCACGCGTCGAGCGCTTCCCTATCGTGCTAAGAAGCCCAGCACGACAGCCCTCGCCCGACGTGCCCTCAATGTAGCTCTCTACAATCACAAGGCTCTCCGTGGGTCGTACCAGACCAATCTCCATTACATGACCCGCCCCGTTCAGCCCCGTCTGAGTTACCCTGCCTGCTTCCATGTCGTGACTCCCCGTCAGGGTGAGACCATCTGGGAGTGGTCCCAGACCGCCCCCGGTCCTCCGGCAACCTACGCTGTGGCTGCGGCATCTACCTTTGCGCCACCGACTGAACAGAACCTCACCACTGGAGGCCCTCCTGGCTCCACCCCCCGGCCCCAATCCAACATGTGGGCTGAGGCCAACGACGACGTTTTGAACGGTAAGTACTACCTTCAGACGATGAACCTGACCTTCACTGCCTGGGCTCGCGAATCCATGACGACCGCGGTTCGCTACCGCATCGACTTTGTTCGCCCCAACCTCCGCCGCAATTTCCGCAACTACACTGCCGGTGGTGGCCTTGACGCTGTCAACTTCAAGCTTCCTGAGTGCCTTGGCTCGTTCAATGGTCTCCTCGGACACGTTAACCGTGTCAACCCAATGTACTTCGACTTCGTCCGACCCCCGGTGTTCTTCACTGTCGCAAAGACCGGCGATGGTGACTCCAAGTACACCCGCAAGCATGTGAAGCTCAACATCAACTGCCTTTACAACCCTCGCGACATTGGTACGACCGCCGTGGACAACTCGTCCCCGTACCTGTCGATTCCCGACTCCCAGCAGCTCTGGTGCATCATCTCCTCTGATGCCGACGACCGTGACGACGCGAGTAACATCCCCGCTCTTTACGTCACTCGCCAGTTCAGCTGGCGTGACCGTGCTGGGCACGCCGCGTAGGCCGGGCGAAGCCCGGCCCTCGGTATCTCACACAAACCATCACAAGTCCGGGTTTTAATAACCCCTCGCCTGCCGCAGGCAAAATTTTCAGACCGGCACACCCGTCCAATTTCGGAGGTGTGACACGACCACAAGTTCGCTCAGATAAGGTCTGAGGGGGTCGGTTTAGGTTAGTGCCAGTTGTGCCAGTTGTGCCAGGCTCTCCTATAGAAAATAGGATTTCCTGATAATTACAGCGCAGCGCCAGGAAATCCGGTTTCCATGTCAACCCCGGTGACTGGATACGATTTGACCGTCGAGGCAGAGGAGTTCGACTATAACTCCATGCTCAAATTCTGCCGAGAGTGGTTTGCCAAGTACGCGTTCCAGCTGGAACGTGGCAGCCAAACTGGCTATTTACATTGGCAAGTCCGTGGACGTTTGTTCACCAAGAAGCGTCTCGGAGAGATTGTTGCTTCCACTAAGGAGCTCTTCCCCGAAGGCTCTTCTGTTCGCTGGAGTCCCACCTCAGCGACTGTTCACAATGGACAGAACTTCAATTACGTTCTCAAGGCCGACACCCGTGTGGATGGCCCCTGGATGGATACCGATTATGAGGATCCGCCTCCCCTGACGCGTCAGCTCAAGGGCTTCATCGCCCACGACTTCTATCCGTGGCAGCAGCAGGTTTTCGAGATGTCTCAGGAACTCGATGACCGCAGCATCAAGCTTATCATCGACACCGAAGGTAACGCCGGCAAATCGATCATGTGCGAATACCTGGAGTACAAGGGCATGGCGTGGGAGATCCCACCGATGCGGACGATGGAGGACATCATGCAGTGTGTGATGGGCATTAAGGCCAAGAAGTGCTACATCGTCGACATGCCACGGGCCATGAAGAAGGACAAGCTGGCCGACTTCTACTCGGGTCTCGAGTCCCTTAAGAACGGTGTTTGCTACGAC